GTTTCTGCTTTCGGGTCAGCTGGGGCTATTACTGGGCGAAACGCAGGGTTACCAGGTCTTGATAGATTTAGCGGAGCCGTTGTTATCGATGATAGTCACAAGCCAGACGAGGTTCATTCCGACCTTATCCGTGAAAGCGTTATCACTAATTTCAGAGAAACCATTCAGCAGCGACCACGGGGAATCAATGTCCCGATAGTCTTTATAGGCCAGCGTCTTCATGAGCAAGACCTTCCGGCCTACTTCATTGCGGGAGAGGATGGCTATACCTGGGATAAGGTAATTCTTAAGTCCATAGATGATGCCGGGAATGCCCTCTATCCTGAAGCCTTCCCTCTAGACATGCTCAAGATTCGCCAAGAGAAAGATAGATATGTCTTCGCAGCCCAACATCAGCAAGACCCGCAGCCCGCTGGTGGTGGACTCTTTATGCCTGAAGACTTCCCTCTGCTCGATGAAGAACCTGAGTACTACATCACTTTCATTACGGCTGATACTGCTGAAACAGAAGACCCGCGCAATGACGCCACAGTCTTCAGCTTCTGGGGCTATTACAATATTGTCACAGAAGGCCGTAAGACCGGAGTCATGGGCCTACACTGGATTGCCTGTAGAGAGATTCGCGTTGAGCCTAAGCATCTAGAAGGTGAATTCATAGACTTTTGGCAGGAGTGCGCAAGACATCCTAATCCTCCAATGATTGCCTATATCGAGAAGAAATCTACTGGGGTGACTCTAGTTTCAGTTCTCAAGGGCATGCGAGGTCTTAAGATTCGTGAAATTGAGCGTACTCGCAAGTCAGGGTCTAAGGCGCAAAGATTCATAGACAGTCAGCCCTATATAGCGGCTAAACAGGTCTCTCTTCCAGCTAATGGGATTCATACCGAGATGTGCGTGAATCATATGAAGAAGATTACGAATAACGACTCCCATGCGCACGATGACATTGCTGATACAGCAGCGGACGCTATTCGCATAGCTCTTATAGATAAGCAGCTAGTCATGTTCACCTCCAAGAATCTCAATTCAAGAGAATCAGTACGAGTCGCATTCAATCAGTACAGCAATATCATTGACCTCAAAACTAAGGCTTACAAGAGAAGGAACTAATTATGGCAACGATTGCCAGGAAGCATACCAGTCAACTTGACAAGATTAAGCAATCAGTCGAGCAGTCTTATACCTATTTCAGGCCAAACTATGAGCGCTATCATCAGTTCATGCGCTTCGTGTATAAATCTACCTTAACGGAAGATGATATCGCGGTGCTGGCAACTCTAGGTCGGCCGCAGATTGAATTCAATATGATGGAGGCCTACATCTCTAGATTGCGCGGAGAATTCTCCCGCATGGAACCTGGCTTCGTAATCCGAGCTCAAGATGGCTTTGAAAATGTTGATCCGAAATTACTTTCCATCCTGGAAGCTCACTTTCGCTCAATCCTAGTAGATTCGGACAATGATGGCTTCAGCTATGACGTCTACACAGACCTTCTGGTAGGCGGCTTCTCAGTAGTCGAGTGCTATACGGATTATATCTCAGAGATGTCGATGGATCAGAAAATCTGTACCCAGAGAGCCTTTGACCCAACTCTATGCGGCTTCGACCCTCTAGCTAGAAAGTCTCACAAGGGTGATGGCAACTTCTGCTTCCAGCTCTTCCCTAGAGAATGCGAGGACGTTGAAAAGGAATACGGCTCAGACGCACTGAAGGGCCTGAAGTACGCCAGAAGCTTCTCTGGATTCAATTGGAGCTACCGTGCTGCGAAGAAAGATATTGTCCTGATGTGCCAGTACGATAAGAAAGAATTTAAGAAGGAGAAGATTACCAAGCTCTCTAATGGGAAGGTAGTCAGCGTCAAGCACTACGAGGAACTGATGGGCCTTTGGGAGCAAGCAGGGTACATAGAGCAGCCACCCATCCCGATTGGTAAGATGCGTGAGAGCACAATTGAGACGATTTCAAGGTACACCTTCACTGGAGCTCACCTGGTTGACGTCCAGAAGACGAATTACAAGATGCTACCTCTGGTCTTCTTCGATGGTAACAGCGCAGTCCTCAGGGATAATAATGACTCCACCGCTGAGCAGATGACACGGCCTTATATCTATAACGTGCGTGATGCTCAGAGACTTAAGAACTACGCAGGACAGTCTCTTGCTAATGAGCTTGAGAATAACATCGAACATAAATTCATAGCATCAGTAGAATCGATTCCAGAGGATTACCTAGATGCCTACGTCAACGTCCAGAAGCCAGCATCTCTGCTGTATAACGCCTTTCTAGATGGCGACCCTAATGTGCCTTTAACTCCCCCACGTGAAGTGGTTCGAACCCCAATCCCACCTCAAATCTCAGAGACCTTCCAGATGTCAGATAATCTGATTCAGGGAATTCTTGGAAGCTATGACGCGGCTCTCGGTATTCAGAACAACGAGCTATCTGGGGTGGCCATTATGCAGGGAGCGATGCATTCTAATGCCGCAGCGATGCCCTATACTGTTGGATTCATGAAGGGTTTAAATCGAGTCTGTCAGATTATCCTGGATTTAATCCCGAAGTACTATGTTACTCCGCGCAGTATTCCAATCGTGCAGCCTGACGGTAAGAGGTCATATGAAGTGATTAATAAGGTCGGCAATCCGATGATGGATTATGACCCTATGAGTCTAGAAGTTAAGGTTCAAGCTGGGGTGAACTTCGCGGTTCAAAAGCAGATTAGCCTTGAAACTATTATTCAGCTCATGCAGACCTCAGAAGCCTTTGCTGCCTTCATTAATACTAAGGGCCTTGGAATTCTCCTGGATAACATTGAGATTCGCGGCATCGAGGGATTGCGACAGGCAGCTGGTGAGTACATGGAAGAAGTTGCACAGAAGCAAGCTCAAGCCGAACAGATGGCAATGCAGCAAGCCCAGCAGCAGCTCGATCCGAAGGAAGTTATGGCAATGCAGGCTAAGGCTGAGATTCTCAAGGTTGAGCAGAAGACTGAAGCTCGGGAGCAAGAGACTCAGGTTGCGCTTACCAAGATTGCTACTGATGATGCGGTTAAGAATAAATTGGCTGACATTGAGATGCTTAAGGTGCTGGTCAGCGCAGAGAATTCCGAGGTAGATGCTGCGCTTAAGCAGGAGAAGGTTGATGCGGAAAATTCGCGCACAGCGGTCAATATGGCTATCGATGTGAGCAAGCATCACCATGATGTAGCTCACGCAGATAGAGAGCATGAGCTGAAGAAGACTATAGCTAAGTCATCTAAATCTAAGGAGAAACCATGAGTGCATTCGAAGAGAATATGATGCAATTAGCAGAGAGGATAGCTGAGAGAGTAATTGAAGTTTTAATCATTAAGCTAGCGGCAAAATTTGACATTGATGTGTCGAATATTGCCGATCTTGATGAACCTGAAGAATCTGGAGAAAGCAATGAGTAACTTAGCCGAGAAGTTAATAGAGCCAGCAATAGATAGAGCTGAAGATGAGTTTGTAACAGTAATTCATATGTCGAGTGGTGAGCATGACTGTACGACTTCTTACATGCTTAGTAAGTATGAGATTGAGAATAATCTTGCACCATCTGTAATAGCACTCATGACGCTTAATTTGCATAACTATATTAAGGAGACTAGGAATGCCGTTCAAGTCAAAAGCCCAAGCGAAGTATATGTTTGCGAAGAAACCGAAGTTAGCGAAAGAGTTTGCTGAGGCCACGCCTAGCATTAAGAAGTTACCTGAGCACGTTAAGAAGAGGAAGAAGAAATGAGAGACAAGCCTAAAGGCGGTATGACTTTGAAGTCTAAGCAGAAGCCGAAGAATGATAGCGCCTCAAAGATGAGTAAGGATTTAGAGTCATCTGGAGAGTATAAGCGTGGCGTTAATCCTAAAAAGGTTAAGAATGACACAGCTTCGAAGATGAGTAAGGATTTATCTGAGAAGGGTGAATATAGGAGGAAGAAATAATGGAACATGAAGTTGACGATCAATGGGATGGTGATCTAGATAATGAGATGAGCCCATATATTCCCATTAGTGCGAATTTTGTAGACAATATTTAAACTAATAGTTAATAGCTATTCCTTTAAGATAATTTATTGCTATACTAGGTTCAAAGATATACCTGACTAGCCAGGATGGATGCTAGGCCAAATACGCAGCTATGCGGTCAAAATAGTCCGGACTACAAGGATTGTAGGCAATTACGGTCACACCGGAAACAGTGAGGTAATCAGATGGATGCAAAGGATATTGCAGAAGAATTGCAACAGACTAATGTGGGTGAAGAAGAGGCAGTTAGGGAAGCCGAATCGCCACCTCCTGAGAAGATGCTTCCTGCTTCCCGTGTTAATCAGCTTGTACAACAAGCTAAACGAGACGGAGCCAGGAAGATGCAAGAGCAACTAGATGCAGCACAGCAGCAGATTGAGCAGCTACAAGGGCAGCAAGGGCAACAATCTTTGCAACAGCAGGCGCAACCTCCTCAGCAGCCGCAAGGCCAGCAGGGAATGTCGCAAGAGCAGATGCAACAGGTTATGCAAATGGTGCAACAGAAGCAGCAAGAGCAAGCTGAAGCCGCACATAGGCAGCAACTTGAGAAGGAAGTGAATGACGTAGCAGAACAGTATTTTGGCAAATTAGCTCAGGGTCGGGAAGCTTTTGAGGACTTTGATGCCGTAACTGCTGATTTTGATCCTGCGGCATTCCCACAATTAGTATATTTAGCCACTCAGTCGGATAACACCGCTGCAATAATTTATGAATTGCAGAAGAATCCAGCTAAGTTGGCCCAGCTTTCAGTCATGGTGGATAAGTCTCCAGCCCAGGCTAGAAAGATGATGGCCAGTCTATCAGAGTCTATCAAGACGAATGATGAGGCTAAACGTAACTTGCAAGAAGCTCAAGATCCGCTATCTCGTCTGAAACCTTCGCCCGTGGGAACAGACAATGGCACCAAAACCGTTCGCGACTTTAAGAATTCTTCATACTTGAAGGTCTAAGTCACTGAACTGGCCGTGTCTGTTCTCCTTATAAGGATATAATCGGAGAAGAAGACATGGCCGTTCCAAATAATATTTTGCAACAGGTACAGACCTACCAGTTGTCAAATCTAGCCTACTTGCAGAACTTAAACTGCTTCGTGGCTACTGCTAATACTCGCTTTAAAAACTTTGAGAAGATGACTGCAAACTTGGGTGACACCGTTACCTTCGACTTGCCCCCACGCTTTACTGTGGCTCAGTCTCTAGTAGCAACCTTCCAATCTGCTGACCAACGTGTAGAAACATTGACCGTTGACCAAGCGATTAACGTATCTTACGCCTTCACAGCGCAACAATTCATCTTCAACGTAGAAGACTACATGGAGAAGTTTGGTAAATCCGCTGCCATGGAAATGTCTGCGTACATCGAAGCTAACATTGCATCTGTATGCGTAGAGGCTCCTTACCGTTTCTACGGGGACGGAATAACGCCAATCAATTCATATGGTCAATTAGCGGCCGCATTGGCCATGTTTCGTAACTATGGTGCAGCAAAAGATAATACTAAGTTCTATTTGAGCGATATAGCGCAATCTGCTATCGTTAATACAGGATTAAATCAATTCGTGCCAAGACGTAACGATGAAGCCGCAATGTCCTGGGATGTAGGTAACTTTGACCGCGCTGAGTTCTACGTATCAAACTTACTTCCAGTCCATACAGCTGGCACCATCGGTGAAGACGGCACTGTGTTGACCGTTGTCTCTGTAGTCAAGAATGCTGATGATGCTGTAATTCAAATCGTGTTCTCTGGGGCTGGTACTGATGCTGATGCGATTAAAGAATTTGACAAAGGTCAGTTTAATGATGGCGTGAGTGGGCAACCTAACCTTAGATACTTAACCTTTATCGGGCATGAAGTTTCTAGTAACCCTGTACAGTTTAGAGTTACTGCAGATTCTGCGTCCTCTGGTGGTAACGTTACTGTTGACGTGTATCCTCCTTTGAAGGCTTCTGCTGGTGCTAACAGAAATCTGAATTTCGCGATTGCTGCTGGTATGCAAGTTACCTTTTTACCTTCTCATAGAGCTGGTCTGATTACTGCTGGCAATCCTCTATTCTTAGGTATGCCTATGCTACCTGAAGAAGTTCCATTCCCTACTGGTAATGAGGTTGACCCTGATACTGGAGTGAG